CCATCACTTCGGCATCAAGGACAAAATTGTCCCAAGGTGCTGATTCGATGTAAGACTTGATTCGAGGCAGCGTCTCGAGGACAGAGCCGCTTCGAGTGAACATTGTAACTTCACCGGATTTCTTTACTACAATGCAGCGGAGTCCGTCGAGTTTAGGTTCGATTCTAACCGGATAAGAGATTTCATCTTCGATGATGATTCCCTTGCCTGGTTCGTGTCGAGTCTTCAAAGATTCTGCAAGTTGCACAGAGAAACCGACGATTGTTCCCGGCCACAGCTTGTTCACTGTAGTAGTTGAAACACCACATCGTAGATTCTTGAGTAGAATGCGCTGGCACCACTTCTGCTGCGGTCCTGTCATGTCAGCGAAGAGTCGAACTACAAGGTCCTTCGCTGCGTTACCGGTCACTTTACGGGTGGAGAGTTTTTCGCGGATATCCTCTAGAAAATGCTCTAGAACAAGATCATCGGCGCCAATTCCTTCGGCCTTGGGCATCTTGAACTTGCTGATGTAAAAATTTGTGTATGGATCACCAACAATCTTGAAGACCTCACGGAGAAGTTTATTCTTGCCATGGGTCTCCAAGATTTCCTCTTTGAAGAGACGTGAATTGTCAGATTCAAGAGTTTCGAGAATATCGATAACTGTCGTCATGTGTCAAATTTAACATGTGACGTCGAACGATTGCAACTTACTTCTTTTTCTTTTTCTTAGATAAATTCTCTTCGGTTGCGGTATCTGCATCCGACCCATCTAAGACAGGCTCAGGCAGTTCTGCCAAAGGATCAATCTGCGGCATTTCTACTTCTTTGCCAGTTAATTCATTAATGATCTTTGGAGGATCCAGAACGATCAAGCCTTCTGCAGGTGAAGACACTGAAGCTGTACCAGTGGAATCTGTTCCAATTGCGTCAAGAAATTCTCTCTCTTCTGGTGGAATGACTCCCATTGAATCACATCGAGACTTGAGAAGTTCATATGTGACAATTCCCGTATCTGATAAAAATCTCTTTAGATCCGATTTTCTTCGCTTAAGAACGTTAAACAGTGTTACTTTTGAAATGCTTCTTTGATGTAGCCTCATTTTGCGATGATCCCTTCTTGTTGTAATTTTCTGTTTGCTTCGATCTCTTGAAGGATGTCGCAAATACCCTCTTGGAATTGAGGATCTTTGATGATCTGATCAAGTCTGTCATCCGACAGATCGATGTTCCAATTCTTGGTAATTGCGTGTGCAAATTTCTTCATGACCCGCAATACATAGTTTCTTGCAGAAGAGTGATTCATTTTGTAGCCAATCATAGTCATCATGTCAGCAATCTCTCTGTAGTTAGTTCCATCTTCTGCGACAGTTGCGTATTGTGACTTTTCTTTTTTACAATGTAATTGATCCAAGTTTAATCTCCACGATTTTTAAAGTAATTTGAGAATCTTGTGTGCTGAACTTCTCCCAACCTTGTCATCAGCGCAGTTCTATAGTCAGGTTCAGCATCCTTGCTCTTTGCCAAGTATTCTCGTATGTCGTTAAGTTCTTGTAGTTGTTGATTAACCTTGTGCTTAAGAATGACTAATAGCGTCATCGTAAACAAACTTGACACAATTAGAAAGAAATTTACGTAACTCATCAGGGTCACGCTGTAGCACTGACAAGAGCACCAACGTCGTCCTCGCTAATTGTGTATTCTGAGGTGTCCATGTTCTCGTCAAAAAGACCGAATCGCAATCGTAAAATTGCAGATTCTTTTTCCGTCAGTGCCTGAAGAACATTCTGCACAATTCCTAAGAGTTCTTTAGAAGAAGTGACGTGAAAAGGATTAACATTCTCATCCTCATCTTCAATCTTTTCGTCTAGAGTGCCCGACTCAGGATCTGAGGATAGCTTCTGACTGAGCGATACTGTGTTTCTTCCCGAAGCGATAGTAGCCTTCACGACAGTTTCAGATGCATCGATCAAGTCCAGCAATTCTTCATTCGAAGGCTCGCAGCCCATCATTGCTCGATACTCGTCTGCAGCTTGCACGATCTTCTTCTGCACGGACGCAGCGTGTGCTGGCAGTCGAATCATTCGCTTTCTCTTAAGAACATGCTGAGAGATTGCCTGTTTGATCCACCAGGTTGCGTAAGTAGAGAATTTAAAACCGCGCTTGTAGTCAAAGCGGTCGATTGCCTTAAGCAAACCCAGATTCCCCTCTTGAATGAGATCCTCAAGCGGAATATTGTGTCCCTTGTGTTTCTTGGCGATTGAGATGACTAGACGGAGATTACTCTCCACTAGCTTCTTCTTCGCTTTTTTCGCAGACTCAGTATCACCTTCAGAGTAATCCTTAAAAAGAGTCACGACCTCGGGATGCTTGAGTAGCGAAAATGCTTTTAAGTCTTTAAGATAATCGTGAACAATGTCCCCCATAAGCTGGTATCTTTCGATGATTCAGTTAAATTGGTCTGCGGGCGGTGCGTTCTGCTGCGTCTGCGTTTCAGGTTCGACATAGCCGTGAAGCTTCAAGTAATCAGTGTGAGCGCTCCGTCGCTTTTCTCGGATACCGAGCTCACGCTGCACGTAGCAAATAGAAGCTTCAACGTCATGAGAATCATAACCTTCTCGGAGTGCCATGTCTCGCTCTCGGCAAAGTGAGTCATGAAGATTACGAAGATCTTCATCGGCTGTATAAGCAAGGCTGTCCGTGGTGAGCTGAAGGTTGTGGCTGTAAAAGTTGTTCTTCTTCTTCTTCTTGTTGTTAGACATGTTATTTTTCTCTAGATGTTGTAATCACTGTTTCGTGGGGTGTGAACCCCTGCTGATCTTTATAACTTCTCTACGCGTCAATTTGCATCCATCACGACCGCCTCAAATCCTTTTGAAACTTCAGACATGAATCTGATAGATTCAAAGAAATCAAGATAGATGGGTTTCTTCTGATCGTCCCTAAAAGAGACCTTTAGGTAGCCTCTCGATGAGACAGTGACAGCGAATTCACCATTTGGTGAAGTGTAGATGTGCTGCCAGCGTTCGAGACGATCTGCCAGTGAAATGATGTTGTCTTTTTTCATTTAATAAACCTCGCATAGCTTTTGTCAAAGGGAATGTATTGCGCGTCAAAACCTGCATGAACTAGTTCGTCGTACATCTTTTGTCCACCGACTGGATTCATAGAATGAACGATGATTTTTACTGCGAGAGGTTCATCAATACGTTCAACCAACCATCGCACGACGTCAAGACCAGTGAATTGCACTGCTTTGCCCCAACCATCGACTTTCATGTCGGGATCGTTCACATCTTCACCTAGGTCGTGGTCAAGATGTACAATGTCCCAATCTCCCAGCTTTAGATTCTCAATGCAGTCGTTGTAGCGATAAGTGTGAGTTATGGGAGCGTACGCACTGTAGTAATTGTCAAATGCTTGATGCCGCACAGCATCATCGTCTAAGACCAAAATATTCATCGTCTTTCCTCTTTTAGATCTATGACGCCCCACTCATCGGGTCCAAGCGTGTACACGACACGGGAGACGCCCGCCATACGTAATTTGTTCTGACAGCTCGCGCACGGTCTTGCCATAGCCCACTCCAAATTTTTTCGAATTCTTGCTACCCAAACTTCAGACTGGGGGGTGAGTTTGCGTGCTAGGCGAGCCTCGGCGTGGTGGCTCAGCGCTACATCGCGCGAGGCGACATTTCTTGACGAGACAAGAACACCATCATTTCTTAGACCGACGCTACCAAGAAAGAAAGTTCTGATATCGTTGCCTCTCTCGTCATTTTGCAGAGCCGCGCTCGCCGCTACTCTCAGCATCTTTTTGTCGATGGACATACTGTACTAAAATAGTTTACAGCAACGGATCGCTGTGTTGCAAACAAGATATTTACTGTCATCATGAATGATCATCTAAAAATCTCTGCACATGGTCTAGAACACATCACAAAGTGGGAAGGCTTGATGCTCAAGCGTTACATCTGCCCGGCCGGCAAGCCCACAATAGGCGTCGGCCACGTAATTCTTCCCGGTGAAAACTATCAAGTAATCACTAAAGAACAGGCTTTGGAAATTCTCGCAAAAGACGTAGAGCGATTTGAGAGAGCTGTTAAGAAGTACATAACGGTACCGCTCAACCAGAACCAATTCGACGCGCTAGTTAGTTTCATCTTTAACACAGGTGAAGGCGGAATAGTCAACACGGGCGTGCAAAAGGCTGTTAATTCAGGAGATTTTGCTAGCGTTCCTGCGAAGCTAGAAGAGTGGTGCAAGTTTCGCGTCGGCGGTGTCATGAAGGTCAACAAAGGTCTGCTGAGCAGAAGAAAATCAGAATCTCAGCTATTCATGAAGCCTATCGACGCTGCTAAACCAATCGAGGATGTCTCTGTAATATGGGACAAAAATTCCCTTAAAGAAGCACAAACATATTTAAAGAAGATTTGTCTGTATGACAAGAGCATAGACGGCGTTTGGGGCCCGGGTACTTCAAGTGGTTTGACTCAGTTTGCAAGTCAAAACTGTCTTTCTTTAGGTGATGAGCCTAAGACAAAAGTTCCACGTGAAGTGTTTGAACTCTTGAAGTCAAAAGCTTCTTAAAGAGTTAGATACTTCTTCTTGATGACCTTGTGCAAGCCTGGATTGACCCGCAACGCTTCGGGTACGATTCGATGCCTGATCAGGTTGCGCATGAACCGCAGATCACAGTTCGAACCGTCCTCGATCCATCTCAGATTCTTCCTCTCACACCAAGAAACAAACTCGGCTTTCGGTGTGATGAGGAACGGATGAACCACATTTCCGCTTGTGTATGGAATCAATCGTGATTCACCATGTAAGGACGTGAAGATCCAGGTCTCAACTGCGTCGTCAAGAT